CCACTGCACCATTAACGTAATGCCGCCGATTAATGGGAATTTCGCCCAGCCGCTATTAGACAAAACGCCGCTCGCAGCGGCGAGTTTTGCCGCTTCTCCCAAACGAAGGTATTCAATAATCCCGTCAGCCGTTTTTCCTGACAAAGTGGTCAGAGTACTATCAAGGGGCTGCTTACCCGCAAGGGCATTTGTCATGGTGGTGGCGAAATTCGGATCATTGCCAAGCGCAGCAGCCAATTCATTGAGTGTATCGAGGGCCGCGGGCGATGAACCAACCAGCCCGGCTAACGCAGCTTTTACAAATGCAGTGGTTGCAATCTGGGTATTATTGGCCGTCTGCGCAGCCGTCGGTGCCGTCGGCGTTCCGGTCAGGCCTGGACTTGCCAGCGGGGCCTTAAGCGCCAGCGCATTGTTTAATGCCGTCGCAATCGCCTGCACAAATGCCGTGTTGGCAATCTGCGTGGAATTATTCCCCGCCGGTGCCGTTGGCGTTTTCGGCGTGCCGGTTAACGTCGGGCTCTCTTTGGGCGCGTACTGAGTGTGGGGGTCCGCTGCGGCAAGGTGTTTTGCCATCAGGTCATCCACATACACCTTCAGCTCCAGCACCTTGTCATCCACGTATTTGCGGGTTGCCAGCACCACTGCAGGGTCAATTTTCAGGGTAATGTTTTCGGTACTGCTGGTAATCAGTACCATGCGCACCGTCTGCGTGCGGCCGCTTCCCTCTGCGAGCTGCGGCTTATAGCTCTCCGGGCAGTTACCGATCGCAATCAGCGCGCCGGTATCGTCAAACAGCCCGACCTCACGAATCCACCAACCGCCCTCCGTTTCGGGAATCACCTGCTCAGCAATAATCTGGCTGCTGTTCTGCGGATCGATATACAGCATGTTGAGGTCAGCCCTGCGTTTTTCGTTAACCAGGACCGTTTGCTTTGCGTCCGGGGTCGGCAGCACCCCGCCGCCATCGCCCACCGCCATCTTAGTAATTTTCAGCGGGACACCAAGCGCGGCTGCGCTTGCCAGTTTTGCCGCGCCGATCTCCGTCAGGAGGGTATAAAATTTTGCGCTCATGGGTTCACTCTCACAGTGTCAATAACATGGACCGCGCCGCCCTCGTAAGCGGTGCCGCCGGAAATAATGGTTTCGTTGATGTACGGATAAATCGTGATTTCTTCGCCGGTATAGGTGGCAGCACCTACCCACAGATCGCCGCTGGTCTGCAGGTTTATGGACATCCCCACCAGGTGACGGCTGCACGGTTTGGCATCACTAATCAGCCGCTCCAGCTCCAGATAGGTTTCTTCCGTAATGCCCTGGTCCTGCACGCCGATATCCAGCCGAAACGTGCCCGGGGTTTCACCGGTCTGCCACCATTCAATGATACGGATCAGGAAGCCGAACGGCTCCACGACGCGCCGCACGGCGCTGGTTGTCCCTTTGTGCTGATGGATATAAAAAGCGTCCTGCACCACCCGGCGCTTCACGCTTTCGGTCCAGCTTTCGTCCCAGCGGTCAACGGAAAAGGCCCAGGCCAGATACGGGAGAAAAGCAACTGGACACGTCGCCGGATTCCATAAATCACGCAGCGGCACCTGCAGATCGGATATCCCGCTGCAGGTCTGCGCCAGGCGGCGCTCAAGCGGTGACGATCCGGGCGGCAACAGGCTATTCATCCGTGCCCCCGTTGGTTACGCTCCATTCCGTGCAGGACGCGGCCTGCGTCTTATCCAGCACCACATCATCCAGCGGTGAGGCCAGCTCCACGCGCTGGACGCCCTCAACGTGTAGCGCGGCATAAATGGCGCTGCGCCGGATATCACGTCCCAGCCGCGTCTGGCTGGCGATGTACTTCTGCAGGCTGGCTTTAGCCTCTGCCATCACCGGCTCAGCTTCCGGGCCGGGATAAAGGAAAATCGTTGCATCAACGCGGTAAGGGATAATTTCGGCGCTGCGCACCGTCAGGCGGTCCGCCACTGGCCGCACGTTCTCACTGTTAAGCGCCTGCTCCACGACAGCCAGCAGATCGGTACCTGCAGTTCCGTCACCTTCCCGGCTCAGTACCGTCAGCACCACCTCCGCAGGGGCCGGGCTGGTTGCACTGGCATCCGCCACGCGCCCGTCCGCGCTTTTAGCGTGAAACTCATAGGCCGCCGTCGGGCCCGCCACGGACAGCCCCTCAAATGCAGCAGGAACACGCAGGCGCAGCGCCTCGTCACTTTCCATAACCGCAGCGACCGGCGGCACCGCGTCATTGTCTGCAGGTGTAACCGTCAGGCGCTTCACGTTGTAGTTGGCCGCCATCTGATCGAGATCGCCACCCATGGCATACGCTACCATGACCGCCTGCGCCGCCTCGTTAATACGCTGGCGCATCAGGATTTCCCGGTACGTGTTTTCCTGCAGTTGTTTGGTGATGGGTTCCGATTCCAGCTCAAGCGTGCGCCGCACCGCGTCCTGTTCATCTGCCGGATACAGGGCCACAAAGGCGGCCTTACGCTCAGCCAGCAGCGATTCAAAGTCCGGCACGTCAACGATCTGCGGCGCGGGGAGCTGGGAAAGGTCAATTACTGCCATTGTCTGCTCCTGTTGATACCGAAAGGAACACCGGCGCGCCGTTATTGCGCTTCCCGGTTAACTCAACCACCATCGAGCCATCAAAGCTGCTGCTGATGGTGATGGAATCCAGCGTAAGCCGTGGCTCCCAGCGGCTCAGGGCTACATAGACCGCAGACATGACCTGCAGGCGCAGCGCCGGGTTCTGCGGCTGGTCTATCAGTTCAGACAGAAGGGAGCCATATTCCCGCCGGGCAATGCGGCTCCCCTGCGGGGTCAGCAGAATATCCCGGACAGACTGGCGCAGGTGGTCCGTGTCGGTAATGGCCCTGCCGTTGTCCTGGCTCATGCCGGTATACAGCGTCATACCGGCCCCCCTGACGTATCGCCGCCGGACTTAACGCCGGTGTGACCGTGTTTATCCACCACGATCCCGTTAGAACTCATATCGCCGCCGCCCTGGGTGACGCCACCATTAATCACGACTTCGCTGTTAATACGGGTTTTGTCAGCCTCCACCACAAACTCACTGGTTTTCAGTGTGATATTGGCAGCCGCCTCGATCACCATGGATTTGATACCTTTTACGTGCCAGCGTCCGGTGGCGGGCTCGTACTCGAACCAGCCCCCGTCCGGGTATTCCGTCACGCAGCCGTCCACGGAATCCGACGGCGGCGCAAACTGATTGGAGTAAATGGCAGGCAGCGCAAAGGCGGTTTCAAGGTTCCCGCCCATGCTCAGCACCACCACCTGTTCATCCGTCGACGGACACCACCAGGTGCGGCTGCCTCCGGCTCGCAGCGTAAGCCAGTTAATCCAGTTGGTTTCAAGCTCGCCAATCTTTACCCGGCACAGCCAGTTTTCCCGGTCCACTTCGGTCACGGTGCCGGTGCGGATCAGGTTGGTGATAAGGCGCATGATTTCGGTCAGTTGTGTGTTCATAACGAAAGGTTGCCATCAGAGGGAAACAGGGGGCAGCGCAGGCACTTGTGCCATGCCTGATACAAAGATCACTGCGCCAGCCAGCGCAGCAAGGTGTCACGGGTTACGTTTTCCACTTCATCATTCACGCCCAGCAGGCGGCGCTGCGAGTAGCGAACCTCCGGCCCTTTGCGGCTGACGCGATCACGCAGGCCGTAATGGTGAACACGGGCAATACGCTGTACTGAGCCATCAAACTGCACGCTGGCAGAATCCGCACCGGCAGCGGTTTTCAGGTATTTTGTGGTGCGAAGTTTTGCAAACATCTGGCGCTTGATGCGGCCCTTTTTGCTACGGGCCGTTACCCGGCGCGGCTCGTATCCGCTCCCGTCCGGGTTTCGCTGCAGCCTGATATTCTGCTGCTGACTGCGGCGCAATTCCTGCGCCAGCTGACGCATCATGCGGCTGCGTGCGGCAGGCTCCAGATTCGCCAGCAACGCCGCCAGCCAGTCATCCACCCTCTGCAGATCACCCATGCTTCACCGTCCACATTTCTTCCGGTACGTCCGGTTCCGACACCGCTTCAACGCTCGATACGCCCCCGTCAGTGCTGACCAGCACGCGCTCCGTCAGCTGCAGGTTCAGGCTGATATCGCACACATCATTGCGCAGAATGTCCACGTCAAAGGTGAACAGCTTTTCGCGCAGTTCTGGGTTATTGATGGCATCTGGCTGATTGTCCGTAAGCCAGAGCAGAACGGGCGCCATCAGCAGGTTCTGGTCCCCGCTGAAATCCTCGATCACAACGTTCAGGGTGTAGCGGTACTCCCATGACATGGAGCTGGCCCCGGTTGCCACCAGTGAGCCGTTATCAACAAACAGGTGCAGTTTGTCCGGGTTACTGCGGACATACGGCACCGCCTTATTCAGGGCGCTGCGTAAAGACTGCGGCTTGTTCACTGTCTCGCTCCTGACACGCAATTATCGTGTCCACTTTGTCAGCACACGCCGCCCAGGCGGCCTCCGTTTCATCCAGCACCGCATTCAGATCGCCGTTACTGCGCGGCGCTGACCTTTCCAGGCGGCACTGCGTCACTCTGGGACAGCCACTCACGGTAAGCTGCACCTCCGGCGAGGGCCGGACGCTCCCGCAGCCGGATAATGTCAGCAGGCAAAGGAGTGTCAGCCCAGCGGCGCAAATCCTCGTTTTCACGTTTCAGTTCCTCTATCCGGTGCTGACGGTTGCGCAGCAGCGCGGTGGTCTGCTCCGCCGCCGCATAAAGCCGCATCTGCTCCCGGCTGTTAGTTTCGATCAGAATGGACAGGCCGATCAGCTGGCTGTTTTTCTTCGTCAGTTCCTGTGCTTTGCTTTTCAGCGCCGCGCCCTGCGTCTCGATGGTGTGGCTGGCATTGTTAAGCCGCCACGACTGCCAGCCCAGCGCCGCGAGCGTCAGCGCCAGCACTACCGCCAGCGCCCGCATCAGGCTTCCGTCGGCTCATGAAGCTGCACGCGGGCAATCTGGTAAAGAACCAGCGTCAGCAGGTAAAACACCAGGGTGATCACCCATCCTGAAAACGCCAGGCAAAGAACAATCAACAGCCTGATGGCCCATGTACGCACGGGTTTTACGGGGTGCTCCCTGAACTTCAGCAATGCCGCCCTGACTTCATCGCGCGCCCGATCTCCGGCGAACCACCCCACAGCGCACAGTGCCGCAAGCAGCCAGGCGAGGATGCAGGACACCCAGACAGACGCGCCAACCAGAACAGGCGCGCCGCTGCGCGGATAAAACAAACTGATGACCAACAGTGCGGCCCATGCCAGCTGGAAAAAAACGCTGATAACTTTCTTTTTCATTCCGTTACGCTCCTTTTAAGCACCAGGCCAGCTCCCGCGCGCGGCGGTTCTCCAGCCCTTTATTTTTCTTACCGTTGACGTAAACCCAGCGCGGCAGCTCGTTACATGCCTGCCACCACTGCTGGCGGTTGATGTATGACACCATGGTGGATCGGCATATTGCGCCGGTGCCCACGTTGAAGCCGATGCTTACCAGCGCATCGTAAACATGCTGCGGGGGCCTGACCTTCAGGCAGGCATCCAGCCTTTTTTCCGTCAGCAACACATTGCTGATTAACCCCTGCGCCGCCTGCCGTTCCGTGATGGTCTTGCCGGGCACCACGCCTGACGTGTTGCCGATCCCGTCAGTCCAGACACCCGCGCTGCACTGGTAAGGCTGCAGGCGGCACCCCTCAAAATCGGCTAACAGCTTCAGCCCCTCGACGGAGGTGTTGAGCGACTGGAAACCGGGCAGCGTGGCGGCGATAGCCAGCACCACCCCGACAAGGCAGCGTTTAACGATTGAAGGATTCATATTCCCCCCGCGTGATTTGCCCGTCGCGCAGCAGCTGGTAGGTTTTGTGCTTGTAGTACCAGTTGATAGCCAGCATCAGCACACCAATCAGCACGCCGCCAACCGTAGAAGCATCCTTAAGCGACAGCTCGCCCAGCCATGCCAGCAAAACAGCGATGCAGTACGTGATAAAGGCGCTGATTCGTTCAAGCGTCATAATTCAGTCCCATAGCTGGACGGTCTGCGCCGTGGTTGTCGCCGGAATATCCGGCAGCTCCACCTGCAGCCCGTGCGGTAAAAAAGGGCCATACTCTGCCAGCCCCGGATTTGCCTGCAGAACCTGCTCGGTGACACCCTGCGTGCGCCCGTAATGACGCCAGCAAAGCGCGTCCACCATGTCATACTGGTGCGCACGCACTTTCATCAGATAAGCTCCACCGTGCAGTGCGGTGCATCCTGCACCCGGCTGATAGCCCATCGGGCATCACGCCACAGATCGCCGCTGGCCTCCGCCAGCTCCTCCCCTCGCTTTACCCCGGACGCCGTGGCGTCATAATCCTGGTAACGCTCATTGAGCACGGCGCGCGCCCAGCAATACACGGCGTTGAGGTAGTGCTGGATGCGCTCGCTTTTGCCGTCCAGCATTTCCGCCGGCACGTCAGCCAGATCCCGGTAGCCCAGCATCTGCTGGCGGTTGCGGAAGTCGTACAGCTCAGCGTTAACTTCGGAAATGGCTGTCAGCGCAACCTGCCTCAGACGGGGCTGCGTCACCGTGCCGTCAGTGCGCATCACGCTGCGAAATTCCGACAGGTCCACATCAGGCCAGAACGGCGTATTTTTAATAACGTCCGCCTGTTCCGGTGCCTGTTCTGGCGCAATAAACTGCATGCGGCTTTCTCCTGAAATAGTGGGCGGTGGACGGGGTTTTGATGTGGCAGTGCCTTTCGCCACCCCGTGCCGCCCGTGCGCGGGGCACGTTCGTTAGCGGCTGTCACTGCGCAATCTGCGCTCCAGCTGCTGCTTTTCTTTTTTCACGCCGCAGCGGGGATCGAGCTGCAGCGCATGGGTAAGGTGATTAAGGGCAGAAGCCGGGTTGCTTTCGGTCAGTACCGCGCCGATGGCTTTGTGCAGGCGTGCCCGGGACTGGTCCGGCATATCCAGATCGGTAGTCAGTTCCAGCGTCTGCAGGAGCAGATCGGCATCAAAACCGGCGGCGGCCAGCAGGGCGCTTTGTGCGGCGTCAGCCATTTCTTCCGCCAGAACGGTCTGCACGTTGCGGTTGCCCAGCGGCATTACCCAGCCATGGCACAGCGCATGACGCCCGATTTCCAGCGCACCGGCATAATCACCGGCATCGATACGCCACAGCATCACATACATCAGTACGTCATCCTGCTGCGCACCTCCGACAGCCAGCACGCCCTCCGCCCAGGCGGCATACTTCGGCAGAAGCTCCACCTTGATTGCCGCCTTTTTCACGGTGGACTGGATACCCTTAAGGCGGCGGCGGTCTTCTGCCAGCTGAAGTAGCATCAGGTCATAGCCGGACGCATGGCGAACACTGCCGCCCTCCTGGGCGGCCTGTTCGGCCTGAATGCGCAGGCGGTGCTGCCGTGCGGGACTCAGGCTCATGCGTTACTCCCCACCTTCCGGCGCAGCTGGCGCGGTGAAGTCACCGATAGTGATGTTTTCGACCAGGGCCGCGCAGCGGTAGTCTTCAATCACATACGCTTCGTTGACGGATTCGAAGTTCTCAATTCGGTCACGTTTTGGGTTGTCGATAACAGAACGGCGGCGGGTGTCCTCCTGCCAGTAAATGGACAAGTTATCCAGACGGGTGATCAGTAGGGCATTCGCTGGGAAGAACGGCGCACGCACCGCCTGCAGCCCACCCATGCGTTTCTGGCTGATAATCAGATCGGCAGCGATTTTCTCGCTGTTTTCCTGCTCTTTGTTAACCAGCGGGAAATACTTGTCAGACAGCAGCTCGCGGCCGCAGATAACAACCAGCTCGTCATCGTCCTGATAAACCACGTCGATCAGCTCGTTGACCGCATCCATCACCACGGCGTCCAGGTTGGCATAGTCGCCGCCCTTGCCCACTTTCACCGCGCCTGCAGTGGTGGTGCCGTCCTGGGTGGTACTGCCCATAACGTGGTCCGGCGCGTCTTCACGGATTTTCTGCAGCCAGCCCTTATTGACGTCCTGCAGCAGCGGGTTTTCTGCGCGGTTGGAGGTTTTGGCGCGCTTCACGCCGTTGAAGCCGATCATGATGCGGTCCAGCGCCTGGCGCTTGACGATGGCGTTACGGATACGCACCTGGAAGTCTTGGAATTTCGCCCACAGGTCCAGCTTTGCGTAGGTCAGTACCGTGTCAAAGTTGGTCTGTTCGCATTTATATTCCACGTCCTCCATCAGCATCGGATCGGTAGGTTCGCGCTCTTTGGTGGTGGTGTCGGTGGTTCCGGCAATGGTGGAGCCAACGCCCAGGCCAAGCAGCTGACCGGACTGTTCCGCAACCGGCGTGATGTTAATCAGAGTGAGAAAAGCGGCGGACTGCTGGATCTGGTCTTCCAGCGTCTGCTGCACGGACGGGTCCACGGTGAACTTGCTGGAAAGTTCTTCTACTTCCACGTTGTTCAGGCGCGCCAGCTGCTGCAGGTAGGCGTTAAAGGCATAGCGGGTATTCTTTTTCATCGGTTTTTATGCTCCATCAGCAATTGGTCAGGGTGCCAGCCGGTGCGTCACCGCCCGGCGCGCGCTGGCGGTAATCTCTACGGCTGTCTTCACGGCTCAGCTGCTGCTGAAGCTCGGCAAAGGCGGCCTGCTGCTCCTGCAATGAGGATTCAAGCTCAGAAATGCGCGCGTCCTGATCGGACAGGGATTTATCAGTGCGCTCGCTCAGGTTCTGCTGTTCGGTGACAACCAGCTCGACGGCTTTGTGCACATCTGAAAAACGCGCATCGTCGGTCTGCTCTTTTTTGGTAAACAGCGCGGAAACGCGGGCAAAGAGGGACGGCTTTTCGTCCTGGGTTTCTTCCAGTTCGATTAGCGTTTCTTCGGCGGCGGTAAACAGGTTTTCAGGGCTTAGCTTGCGGTTAGCCAGCGGATTCTGTTTAGCGGTGGCACTGAAAGCCAGCATCTCGGTGCCCAGGCTCGCCGGATCGTCAGTGGCAGCCAGGCCGACGAGGTAGGCCTTGCCGGTGTCGGCAAATTTCGGGCTGACTTCCATAGAGGTGAATTGCTTTTGCCATTGCTTAATCAGACTAATCAGATCAGGCGACGGGTTAATTTCGGCGTAAAGCGCCATTTTTCCTTTTAATGGCCCTTCCGTGATTTCTTCGGCGGTTAAGCCGGTGACATGCCCATAACGTTTAAACGTGCCATCCGGCGAATAGCCTTTAATGTGCTCAAGGTTAATTTGCGCCGTATACACCGCAGGGTTGTAGCTGGCAGCCATTTGTACCAGCCATTCACGCTGGATTTCGCGCCCGTCGGTGGTGGCGCCTTCCACCCCGATACGGAAACGCTTTGCTTTCACTGTCATGAGCCGTGCTCCGTTAGAAAAAACTTACTGGAGCCTTATGTTTGCGGTGATGGGGGGAGTGAAACAACGCGCGGCGCTTGTACGGTCCGCCACACAAACCGCAGCCGGGGAAAGCCGCCGGGCAAGGCCGTATGTTTGGGCCATGAACACGACAATAACCCCCGCAGACCTCGATCCCCGTCGGCAGGCCATGCTGCTGTACTTTCAGGGATACCGCGTAGCCCGCATTGCTGAAATGCTGGGCGAGAAAGTTGCAACCGTTCACAGCTGGAAAAAGCGCGACAAGTGGGGCGAGTATGGGCCGCTGGATCAGATGCAGCTCACCACCGCCGCGCGCTACTGCCAGCTTATTATGAAGGAGCAGAAAGAAGGGAAAGACTTCAAGGAAATTGACCTGCTGGCGCGACAGTCAGAGCGTCACGCCCGGATCGGTAAATTTAACGATGGCGGGAACGAGGCTGATTTAAATCCGAAGGTTGCCAACCGCAACAAAGGCCCGCGCCGCCAGCCCGAAAAGAATGTTTTCACCGACGAACAGATCGAAAAGCTGCAGGAGGTTTTCCACGCCTCGATGTTCGCATACCAGCGCCACTGGTACGAAGCAGGCAATCGCCACCGTATCCGCAACCTGCTCAAATCGCGCCAGATCGGGGCGACCTTCTTTTTTGCCCGGGAGGCACTGATTGATGCCATCACCACCGGCCGCAACCAGATTTTTCTCTCAGCCAGCAAGGCACAGGCGCACGTCTTCAAGCAGTACATCATCGACTTTGCAAAAGAGGTGGATGTAGAGCTGAAAGGCGATCCGATGACGCTAAACAACGGCGCGTGCATGTATTTTCTGGGCACCAACGCCCGCACGGCGCAGAGCTACCACGGTAACCTGTACCTGGATGAATATTTCTGGATACCGAAATTCCAGGAGCTGCGTAAGGTGGCTTCCGGTATGGCCATCCATAAAAAATGGCGGCAGACCTACTTTTCAACCCCGTCCAGCCTGACCCACAGCGCCTATCCATTCTGGTCCGGCGCACTGTTCAACCGGGGCCGCGTCAAAGCTGACAAGGTGGATATTGACCTGACCCACGGCAATCTGGCCCCTGGCCTGCTTTGCCCGGACGGCCAGTACCGCCAGATCGTCACCGTGGAGGATGCGGTGCGCGGCGGCTGTAACCTTTTCGACCTGAACCAGCTGCGCATGGAGTACAGCCCGGACGAATACCAGAATCTGCTGATGTGCGAATTCATTGACGATCTGGCGTCAGTATTCCCGCTGAGCGAGCTACAAGCGTGCATGGTGGATAGCTGGGAAGTCTGGTCCGACTTTCAGGCGCTGGCGCTGCGCCCGTTTGGCTGGCGCGAAGTTTGGATCGGCTATGACCCGGCCAAAGGCACGCAGAATGGCGACAGCGCGGGCTGCGTGGTCATGGCTCCGCCTGCCGTGCCGGGCGGAAAATTCCGCATTCTGGAGCGTCACCAGTGGCGCGGGATGGACTTCCGTGCCCAGGCGGACGCCATCAAAAAACTGACGCAGCAGTACAACGTGACCTATATCGGCATCGACTCCACCGGCGTCGGCCACGGCGTGTATGAGAACGTGAAGGCGTTCTTCCCTGCCGTGCGCGAGTTCGTCTACAACCCCAACGTCAAAAACGCCTTGGTGCTCAAGGCCTACGACATTATCAGCCACCGCCGTCTGGAATTTGACGCCGGACACACCGATATCGCTCAGTCTTTTATGGCTATCCGCCGCGCCACCACCGCTAGCGGCAACCGTCCGACCTACGAAGCCAGCCGCAGCGAAGAAGCCAGCCATGCAGACCTGGCCTGGGCAACGATGCACGCGCTGTTTAACGAACCGCTGCAGGGCGAAGACGCCAATACCAGCAACATTGTGGAGATTTTTTGATGGGTAAGAGGAATAAAAACTGCGCTGCAGCTGCGCATAATGTTCAGCACAGTGGCGCAACTAAAGCAGAAATCTTCAGCTTTGGCGATCCGATCCCGGTACTGGACCGCCGCGAGTTGCTGGATTACGTAGAATGCGTACAGATGGATCGCTGGTATGAGCCGCCAGTAAGTTTTGACGGACTGGCACGAACCTATCGTGCGGCGGTTCATCACAGCTCCCCGATTGCCGTTAAGCGCAACATTCTGACCAGCACGTTTATCCCACACCCGCTGCTGAGCCAGCAGGCATTCAGCCGCTTCGTACAAGATTATCTGGTGTTTGGTAACGCCTATCTGGAGAAACGGACGAACCGGCTCGGCGGCATTCTGTCGCTGGAACCATCACTGGCGAAATACACCCGCCGCGGGATCGATCTCGATACCTACTGGTTTGTGCAATACGGCATGACCACGCAGCCCTATGAGTTCACCAAAGGCAGCATCTTCCACTTGATGGAGCCGGACCTGAATCAAGAAATTTACGGCTTGCCCGAATACCTGTCCGCCATCCCTTCCGCCCTGCTGAATGAGTCCGCGACTCTGTTCCGCCGGAAGTATTACATCAACGGCAGCCACGCAGGCTTCATCATGTATATGACCGACGCCGCACAGAACCAAGAGGACGTGAACAATATCCGCCAGGCCATGAAAAGTGCCAAAGGTCCGGGCAACTTCCGCAACCTGTTTATGTATTCTCCGAACGGGAAAAAGGATGGGATTCAGATCATCCCGCTTTCAGAGGTGGCGGCAAAGGATGAGTTTCTTAATATCAAGAACGTGAGCCGGGACGACATGATGGCAGCACACCGCGTTCCGCCACAGATGATGGGGATCATGCCGAGTAATGTTGGGGGGTTTGGAGATGTGGAAAAAGCCGCGCGTGTTTTTGTACGTAATGAATTGCAGCCATTGCAGAAACGTATGTGCGAACTGAACGAATGGATTGGGGAAAAAGTAATAAACTTTGAGGCGTATCAGCTCTCAGTTGAGCAATGACATTCAAAGCAGACTAGCCAGAAAAATTAGCCTATAGATCCGGATCTATAGGTTTATGATGTAGTGATACTGGGTAATGCACGACTTGATAATCAAGTTTACTTACAGTATGAAGATGCTGACTATAAAAAACCAATGGATTCTTTTGGCAATCAATAATATTGACAGATTTACAAGCATGAATTCTGGGAGCATTCTTTGATAAAAATGTTTTCCATGAATCCATCATATCAGAACAGGAAACATTTTTTGTATAAATAATCAGACCGCCCGAAGAACTGTTAATGGTCCCAGTACTATACCGCTCGGTAAGTTGCGCATAACCTTTAAAAAGATATGTATATGAAGAATGTTTTTTGGCTTCTCCATGCCAGATATAATCAGCAAGTGTGATAGATATATCACAATGCCCTCTCTGATTCTTCTCGTGACTGGCTTCAAGACCCAGATATCTATTTTCAACATACGAAAGCAAATATAGAGTTAACTGATCTTCAGAGAGATCAAATGTAATTTTATTGCCATTCTGCTCTAATTTACTTATAGCATAATCCAGTTCCTTTCGAACAAGACTGTTGAAATTAGAATAGGATTCCAACGCAAATTGAATCCTTTCAATCGCAAAATGAACCTTCTGCAAATGAAAGTTTTTCTCCAAATCATCCAGACTTGTAAGCATTAGCACGCCCCTTCTCTTGTGAAACTAATAACTGTAAAGAAAGGAAATACATACTTTTTGTAGTCTGGCACTATCTCACCAGTATACGGATGTTCTAAACCTTGATTATCTTCCGCATCAATAACATCAGCAATACTTATATTAACTGGTGCGAAGCCATCGTCTATAAATTGATAGTTTAACTTCAGAAAATTAACTTTTGGATTACACAAAACTTGGATAGCTAAGTAAATATCATGCTCATCCACATCAGCCTCACCCTTATTCGAAAGCGCTATATCAAATAAAAGGTTATAACTAATAAATATATTAGGGGAACGGGATGCTAACTGAGCAAGTTTCTCATGAAACATGCACGCCAAAACACCCACTTCTGGGCGTTCGGAGCATATGTCTTGTATGGTCTTTGCCAAGTTAACATCCTTCATATTAGTCTCCAGCTATAGTATCAGCTTCGTAAGTGTTTCGAAATCATCACGAGAGATACATTTACTAAGTATAGCAAAATTCACTGGTGAGCCTGAACTTCCACCAAGGTACCGTCTTAGCGTTCCTGGTATCGTAAGTTCTACATTGTCGGCTAACTGTAGTAAAGGATTTGTTCGTTCAACCCTGATGCCTATTCTATAAAGTCCGATATTACCTACAGCTTTAATACCTTCTTGATTGAAGATATCTTGTCTCAAATCTTTAGTAGAGTCCGTTTTTCTTTCCTTATGTGTTGTCCCTTCAGGAGTAAGGAATGAAAGCTCAAAAACTTTATAATTGAGAGTCGAATATGGTTTTTGATCTTGTTTAAAGATTGGATCAATCAAATGGAAGAAATCTCTTTCCTTTGACGCAAACTCTGCTCCTAAAAAATTATAAAGTTCTCTTACTACAGTACTCTTTGCAAACAAGACGCTCTCGCCTATTGTATTAGCACCTGCATCTATCAAAATAGAAATAGTAGAGTTGGCTTTATCAAATATACATACATCAAAACATTGGTGCTTTTCTTTTTTTGTGGCAATAATTTCTTCGTAGCCACTATACTGCGGCAAACTTTTAGGCGAAATCCTCTCTCTAATCTTTTGTTCTCTAACGGAACTAAAAAGAGCTAACGCCTGATTACCGCTCTCAGAATAATGAACCAAATTTAGTTTATTCTTTCCAGACGCATTAATTTCCTGCTCAGAAAGAATTACATCCGAGGCGACAGAAGGCTGTGTAGATAAATCCCACTCTAATTTCATAGCTTTCGTTAGCGATGGAATTATTTGATTATCAACTGCCATACTAAAAAAAGCTTTATCGCCGTAAACCAATTGTCCGAATATTAAATTATTTACAGACTGAATGATGTCATTGAATTTTTTTAAATTCTTTTCTTTTAGTTCTGTTAATTCTTCCAGTACTTTTTCATGAGTTGCATCTCTACCTTTACCACGAGCTAACCCAAGAGCTGAAATAACAGGTTTTGCCACGTTCCATGGAAATCTCGTGATTAGTGTCAAAATGGACTTCATTTCTGCTTCACTAAGTACTACTGGGACATTTCCTGTCATCTTAATTACCTGTTGAAATTGCAACACAAGGTCGTCTTCGGGAGATCAATGAGAGTATTCCAATAACTTAACCAGGTATAGGAGCGCTTTCAAGTCTATGCCTATCTTATGTCTAGCAGCGCACGTTTTCATCTGAGCGCGCGCTCGTAGCCCCGCCACGCCTGCCCGCTTTATGGAGTGGTTTTCATGCAGGTGCATGACATAAGCAAAAGCCCGCCAGAACTGGCGGGCCTGCGTCAAAATGATCCTTAAACGATCATGCGATCTCATGCGGCATAGTCATGCACTCACACGTTTCGGTCAGAACAACGAAAGATTATCATCAAACTCGGTACTTCTGGCCTCAACGTCCTTAAGGCGAATGAGATAAACCAGACCATCGTGCAGCGAAGTCGGGAATTCGAGTTCAAGCCAGAAAAGATCATCATAGGTGCGCCCTAACCAGTAACCGCCACCACATTCTTTAGGGCGCTGAAAGAATACCCACCCTCCCGGGTGATACCTTCCAAGACGTTCCCCGCAATAAATTATCTGGTAGTTGTCATCTTTCTTTCCTATAGCTAACGCCTCGTTTCACTCGTTGTTCAACCTTACCCCCATCAGAATGAATTCTTTCGGGGGTAACGTTTCAGTGTAACCAGCTGTCGTCTTCCCAGACCTGCTGCAGAATTTCCATTACCCGCTTTTTATCTTCGTCCAGTTTTAAACCGCTCAGCTCCAGACCGTTAGCGCTTCCCTTACGTATGCGGATTGCCGTTTTTGGATAGAGAGGGCGCAAATTTCGGTAAAGCTCAGATTCAAGGGCTTCCAGTGTGGCCTGGCTTATCTTCTGCTCTTTATCGATCATTATTTCAATGCGCATAGATTCCCCCTAACTGGTAGCGTCCATTGTACGGCTATATTCATGGTTGCGTATTTTGGCCATCAGCTCGTCAGTCAGCTCAGAAACCCACTGGATAGCCAGCCGCTTTTCTTCGTCGCTGCAATCGCTTGCCGCTACCAGCTTTAAGAAAAAATCAATGCGCTGAAGTTTCAATGACTCCAAAAGATAATCCTGCATTTTCCCTCCTTTTACGACCACTTACACAACATAACTGTATGTATATACACTGTTTATAAATACAGTATAGTACCGATTTCTAAATGTAAAACGCTTTTTTGGACTTCAATAAGAAAGCCCTGATATGAGTCAAATACCGGAATTATTTTCGGTTTGTCAGTAATACTGACGCCACTTGTCATCCTCGCGCAGCCGCCCGTTCTGGTAAAAGATGCGCAGCCCTCCGCCTGACGGAAGACTGCCGCCGCGTAAAAGTAAATTCACCTCGTACTCACTGCCATCGAATCCTCTGGACCGCAGCTCATACTCCAGCTGCAGGCGCTGCTGCTCCGAAATTTCCTGCTTGTAAGCCTTTTTTCGCTTCGGTTTTACCAGCCTGAGCCGGGCAACCAGCTCCCGCCGTTCCTTTTTGCCCATGCCGTGTAGATAGTCCTGCAGCGCCTTTTCATCCATGGACGTGATTTCCGGTACTTCCCCCCCTGTCTGGTTCAAATTTTCAACAGGGGGACAGTTATTGCCACGAGTCCAAGGGGCGCAAGCGCCCTGGTCGGCTGTCGCCTCCTGAAGGTCAACGGCTTTACGAACCATTTTCCACTTCATTGCATGAGTGCAAATCCGGCCCTCAATGATCGGGGACCAGATGCCATAAATACGAACACCGTGATCGCCGTAAGCGCTCGGCTCGTCGTTCAGTTCATAGGCAGTTCTGACCAGGTGATGCTTGCGGGGAACAAGAACGCCGCCCTGCTTCATGATATAGGTGGCAAAACAGCCAGCATCAGCTGCGGCCAGCACTGCATCCAAACGCGGGTTTTCAAGTACGGGCGCGCCGGCCTTCTTGTCACCCTGCGCCCTGGCAGCCTGACCGGCCAGCAGGCGCAGCTCGCGGTATGCCTGGCGGCCAGGAATACCAAAGAAGCGGAATTGCTGGATACGGTGCAGCGAAGCCCAGGCGTTTACGTTCTCAGCGTTATCGCGTAGTGATCTTCCCGTTTCTTTGCTGATTTCCTGCGCCAGCCCGCGCCCGTCGATATTCTTGCTGATGTATTTGGCGATATAGCTGGTCGGTGTACCCTTGCGCGGGTTGATAAGCTCAGATTTGAATCGCGGCCCGGTATTGGTGCCCAGTTCCTCCCGGTCCTCACGAATGGCGAATTTACGCAGCAGCGCGGTGATGGATTTGCGGTCTTTTTTGCGCATGAAGCAAAGCAGGTGCCAGTGCACGGTGCCATCATGGTGTGGCTCAGCAACGCGGACACCGTACCAGCGCAACCCGGCTTTGTGCATAGCCTTACGGAAGGCGGCAAACATATTCACCAGGTAATCGCTGCTCTGGCGGACCGTGTCACTGGTCCATTTAGGGTTTGGCCTGCCGTTATTGAGCGTTGCGTGAAAGCGTGATGGGCAGGTGATGGTATAGAACACGGCGCATTCACCACGCATTTCCGCGATCAGCTCCAGCCCCTTAACGCAGGCCATCATTTCGTTACGCCGGTGCGCCGGATTGCTACTGCTGGCGTTTACCACTTCTTCCATATCCAGCGTGTCACCTTCGGCGTTAACCAGCTCATGCGAGCGGAAAAACTCCAGGGATTTGCGACGCTGTTCGCGTTTGTGGATCACGGCTTCATAGCTGACATACGGGGACGCTTTTTTGTTAACCAGGCAGACAGCGCGCAACTGTTCTTCCCGCCATTCACACCTCATCTGCCACAGCTTGCGATACCACCAGTCCGCGCAAAGCATACGGGCAAGCGAGCCCGGAATAAGCTCGTAGGGGACCGGGTTACGGCGGTGCTTTTTACGACGCAGTTGCTCGAAAGCTGGCGGGATAACATCGAGGCGCATGGCCTCAGCGGCCACCCTTTCCCATGACCGGCGGATCTCTTCCGGCGTAACGTCTTCATCCGTAAACAGCTCACCGCAGGCAGCATCCAGACACATGCTCATGTGTGCCGCCACCAGGGTAGATAACCGCTTGACCTGCTCCTGGCTCATTTCGGGCAGAACCAGCAAACCCTCCAGCCCGTCGTGGCTCGCCATAAAACGGAATGACGCAGAAACCTGGCTGGTACGCACGCGCTCCAGGCGTTCAAGGCACGGCCTGATGGTTTCACGCAGATAGCGGGAATATGCCTTCGGTTTGCCCAGGCCCTCGAAATATTTAATCCGTTCAAGCAGCGGCTTACTGATATGCGCTGGCTGGGCGCTCACGTCAGCAACGATTATCAGATCGGGGTTGAATTGTTGCTGTTCACGGGCCATTTTGGCGCGACTTATCAGCTGGTCCTGCTCCATTTCTCGCTGAACAGGATCACGGGATTCATTGTAGAAATAGCGTTCCCAGACCTCATTACTCAGGGCCTCGCGGCGCAGCTGTTCCTGCTCGTTGTCCGCAGCATAGAGAGTAATGAGGTTTGAAAGCGCTGACTCCGGCGCTACTTCCGCCGGTTTCAGATAGGGGTTAATTGCCTTTTTAGGCGCGGTCCAGGGATACGCCCCGGTAGCTTTACCTCCACTACCGGGGAGTTCTGATACAAGAGGCGCGACGGGACGGCCTGAGCTGATATCCGTCACTCGCAAACTCCTGCGTAAACACTGCTGCAAACCGCGCTGTCATTTGCACTCGCCAGCAAATCAAACTGCGCGCCGCCTCGTGTCGTCAGTGCCCAGTCGCGATAGGTCTCAATGCCATAAGCATCAACAGTGATGACCTCAATACGCTTTTCAGCCCGGCGTGGATCATGCGTGGAGGGAAAGAAAGTTGAATTACCGCGGCGCGAACAGTCCGCAACCATTCTTTCCCATTCAGCAACCCGGCGAACCTCTTCTGGCCAGCGCTGGAAAATTTCAGCAAGTTCAGATTTACGGGCATGAATGCAGGGCATACAACCGACACGGCTGCAGCCCTGCAGATATAACGGGTTAGGCTTAATGCCATGGCGCTTTGCAATTGCAAAGACATCCTCATGCAGCCAGTTAAGGATCGGACGATAGACGTGCAGACCCGGCGTATTGTCTGCATCTTCCTCCCAGTCCGGCAGCAATGCGCGTGCAGGTGATTCCTGAGCCCTGACCCCCTGCCAGCTGATAACCTCGTCATACTCTTCCAGGGCAGGAACGACAACCTGAGTCCTGACAGGCTCATGCTTGAGGTCAAAGGTGCAGAAACGGGCTTTTGTGGAAGGGAACCGGCCTTTCCACATGCACAGGTCCAGAAAAGGAATGCCGGTGGGCTTCAATATTTCCAGGGCACGGTGCACACGTTCTGCCGCCTCATCGGCAGACATACCGCATTCCTGAACCAGAGAAACGGGCCATTTCTCTGCAATGAATTTCCGTTTGCCTTCGATCTGGCGAGTGAAATCAGCTTTAACACGGATAACTTTGCCCAGCTTTGATTCCAGATAGTCCAGATATTCCATCGTCTGGGGGTGTTCATGGCCCGTATCAGCGAAGACAGAAATATGAGGAACATCGTTTTCAATGGCCCGCAGCCATTGGGCAAGACTATCCTTGCCGCCTGAAATACTGGTGATGTTGATGGTGCTGGCAGCAAAGCAGCGCGGATCGATGGGATTCATACGCGCACCTCACGCACAACCGAGTAATCAGGGCAGCCAGCCAGATCAACGCCAGTCCAAACTTTTGGTTTCAGTACAGCAATAAGTTCGCCTGCGGTTTTCCCTTCTCCTGCAGCAACTCCTATGCTGCGTTTTGTGCTGATACGGTGAAGGGTGAAATTTCGGTAAAACGAACGAATCAGGCGGGTGTCGCTATTTGACACGACGATCGGGTGCCCCTCTGATGACCGGCGCACCAGAATAGATGCCAAATCATACTGGTCATCATCAGAGAACCCGGCTGTGTGATAACCGCTAAAAGTACCGTCATAAGGTGGATCGCAGTAAACAACATCACCCGCCGTCAGCATTGCCAGCGTTTCGTCATAGCTGGCGCAGATGAACGTTGCACGCACTGCCTTTTCAGCAAAGGTGAGGATTTCTGCATGAGGGAAATATGGATTTTTATAATTACCGTAGGGAACATTAAATTTCCCGCGTTGGTTATAACGACACAACCCACGATAACAATGGCGATTTAAATACAGGAATAATGCGGCGCGCTCCAGCGTGGTCAGGGATGTATCTTCGTTAAAACGCAGACGATTTTCATAATACTTTTCAGCACTGTTATCTTCGCTGAATAATACCCATGCAATCTGTATTAATTCTTCAGGGTGATGGGCCGCTTTCTTATACAAATTAATAAGGTCAGCGTTAATATCCGCGACAAGATAATAAGGATAGTCTGTTGCCATCATCACAGCGCAGGAACCCGCGAAAGGCTCAACCAGTCGCGGACCAGCTGGGAGGTGCTTTTTCAGTTCGGACATGATGGCGGTTTTGTTTCCCGCCCATTTCAGGATAGTGCTCATACAACGCCTCCGTTGTAGTGCTTGCCTTTAAGCTCTGCGATTTCCTGACAGGTCACACAGCACTGCACGCCCGGAATAGCGCGGCGGCGAGCTGGAGGTATAGGTGCATCGCATTCGATGCAAAGCACACGGGAAACGCCCGGCGCTCTGTTGCGGGCAGTGTGGATGTGGCGCTGGCGTTCTTCTTCAACGCGCTGTTGTACGAGGTCCATAGAGTCAGCCATTAGTGCAGCTCCTGAGATTCGTTTTCGTAGCGGGTTGCTTCGCAGCGCAGTAATTCAGCTGCTTCAACACCGTTTAACCCTTTGTTGGTGATGTGGGTTGCCAGCGCCTCAAGGCGGATTGAAACTGCGAGCGCGCGGCCTTTGCGCTCCTCACGTTTGGCAATATCGATCACCGCCATAAGCGAGTCGGTTTCGGCTACAAACATTTTTCGTAATTCTTTCTGCATTGTTCTCTCTCCTGAATTTGGGCAAAAGAATGCCCGGCGGGTTTACGCCATTAATTTCTGTTGTGGGTTAATTCGGCATGGTTAGCCGTTTGGGAAATAAGCTCACCACTGCACGAAAATGATTCATTGCTTTAACCAGTTCCCGCTTTTCGTCAGTAGTCAGATCACTAATATTGACACCATGACGTTCTGCCGGAATTTTTGCCATAAAGAATATGGCTGCCAGTGCGCGCTCATTTTGTTTATGGTTTATATCGCGGCGATCGCGCATATCTTTAATAAACCTTTCAAGCTCTGGCTCAATATTCAGACCAAACACATTCGCCCTTAATTCAGCTATATGGTTCAGTCCTTCAAGCCGTTGACCCGGGCTTAGTGGAACAGTCGCAGAAATGCCTTCAATAGCCATGGTTTCACCTGTTTGGTAGTGGTCAGCCCTGCCAGTAGTTCTTCCTGAGAGCGGGACGGGTGCCAGCGCTTGCCATCTTTCCCGACAATCCAGCCATGGCCGCAGTGCATACCCTGGCTTTGTTTAACCAAAAGTGATGCGAATGACGGTTCTTTTGTCAGCATAATCACCTCAGATGATGCCGAACGAAGCACCAAGGCCTGTTACGGTGTCCACCGCACTTGCCATAGCGGGGTTGGCCTGCAGGCGGGCCTGCATGGAAACGGCAGCCAGTGCCATCAGGCGAGTTACAGAGTTAATGCTGCTGATCACATCACGTCGTCCAGCAGTGGTTTTCACATCGCCAGTAACAGCACCGGCAGCAACGCGCCCTATCTCAGCGGTGGCACTCATGACGTAATGCGGCAGCTTCTCTTTTGCCACTTCGTTCATCGGCACGCATGGCAGGCAGTGAATTTGTGCCAAGAAACCGTCAACCAGGGTTGAATCTTCAGTGAGATCGGTAAGCAGCCAGATTTCAGGTGGTGTGAGCTGATGCGGCTGGTCTGGGTTCAGCTTGTTGCGCAGTGTCTGGACATTCATTCCCGCGCGTTCTGCCAGCTTTGCCATATTGTGACGCAGTGCGAAAGCCCGGCAGGCTTCATCAAAATGCGGATGTTTGGAAATTTGATAATCAAACATGTGGTAAATCCTTTTGTATCCCAAAATGGAACTATCAAGCCTGCATTGCGATTTCACAGCCTTGAGCCGCTTCCATCGTCAAAGCGAACATGTTTACTTCGATCAGGCTGTTTACCCCTTCTTTTTTGCGGATAGGTAAACGTCCTTCACGGATCATCTGACGGGCATAACTCAACTTGTAGCCGGTACGACGACAGAACTCATCAAGAGTGATGAATGGTTCTGACACCACAAGATTGATGCTGGGGCGCATTGAAAGTTGACGATACATGATGCAATATTCCTCAGTTTGGGTTGTCTCAACACTATTCGAGACTGTTAATCACTATTCGTTGCTTCACACAACGGAGAATAGGATCACAAAACGCCAATGTCAACACGAAACATCACAAATCGCCATGTGCCACAGAAGTTGCAAAGTAACATTATGCAAAATACTGGCGGCCAGCCGGTGATTGAGCGAATTCTAAAAGCCTACGGTTTTACTACCCGGCAGTCCCTTTGCAACCACTTGGGGATTTCTCAAAGCACGATGGCAAACAGGTATGCCCGCAACACCTTCCCTTCAGATTGGACAATAATCTGCAGCATAGAAACAGGTGCATCTTTGCAGTGGTTAATCTCAGGAGAAGGACCAATTTACGAGAATGAGGTCGAGCATAAAGCTATAGCCTTAAAACATTACAAAATCACAGATGGGGTTTTGTCATCACATAATGAAATCTACTATGACGGTAGTCTGATTCCTGCCGGTCTATCGAGTCCATCATTAGTCACCTATGAAAACTCTCTTTACCTTATTGATGAACATGAAGGGGAGATTAATGATGGTTGGTGGGTCATAGAGATTGATGGGTTATACAGCATACGAGAAGTATTTAGATTTCCCGGCGGTCGCATACGCGTCGAAAATGGTAAAGCATCTTTTGAGTGTAAGGCACAGGACATAAAGGTATTCGGTAAAGTCATACTCAAAACTGAACAACTTACTTAAGGGTAGATCATGACGTCTTCAGTTAAAGCAACAAAAGAGCAAGAAACTGAAAAGCTTGAACGTTCTTGCTTTGTCATCATGCCTATCGCTGACATGGCAGGTTATGACCAACGCCATTTCGACAGGGTTTACAGCCATTTAATAAAACCAGCCTGTGTCGCTTCTGGTTTCAAACCAGTAAGGGCAGATGAAGTTAACAATTCCAACTTAATTGTTTTAGATATTTTAAAAAGAATTGTTGAGTCAGATATTGCTATATGCGACCTAAGTGGCCGAAATCCGAATGTAATGTATGAATTAGGTCTCAGACAGGCTTTCAATAAAAAAACAGTATTAATTAAAGATGATAGAACAATAAGTCCTTTTGATGTTCAAGCTTTCAGATATTGTGAATATGATAGTTCTCTGCGTATTGATAATGCTTTCAATAATATTAAATCTTTAGAAAAAGCAATCTCAAGCACTTTTGAAGCGGATTCAAATGATATTAACTCAATTGTTCAACTTTTAAGTATTGAACCAGCTAAAGTTGGAGAAAAAACACATTTAAGCAAGCAAGACACTTTAATTTTTGAAACATTAAATCAGATATTAAATAAAATCGAAGAACCAAAAAAGATCTATAACAATAGAAAAGTCGTTTCATTTAAGTCTCGATCGGCGTTTTTAGTTGACCAACTGAAAACAACCAAGGCAGACGACCTAATCGGCAGAAATTATATGAATGAGCGAACATTCGTAATGCTTGGTCAACTTGAATCCATAGAAAATATAAACGGAGTACTACAGTTTATATTTAGATACGGTAAAAATGCCATTTTTAAATACCCTGAAAGTCATCCTGAGCTGGAAGACATTGTAGAAGTCGGCGAATAGGAATTGAATACGCTATGTCTGTTAGTAAATTGTCGAATGGAAAGTGGCAGGCACAAGTTTTCCCAAATGGTAGGGATGGACGCCGTATTCGTCGTCAATTTGCCACCAAAGGCGAGGCTCTAGCCTTTGAGCGCCATGTAAAAGAACAAGCCCAAGATAAGCCGTGGCTGGGTGAAAAAACAGACAAACGCCGCGTTCGGGATTTGGTTACAGCCTGGTATAACGCACATGGTGTGACACTTGCGGATGGTGAAAAGCGTAAAGGTGCAATGGAGTTCGCCTGTCTCGCTATGGGTGATCCCCTCGCAACTGAATTCAACGCTAAATTATTCTCAACGTACAGAGAACAGCGGTTAAGCGGAAAAATAACCCGCTCAAATCGCGTCAAGTCCGTGACCCCTCGCACGGTAAACCTTGAACTGGCTTACTTTCGCGCTATGTTCAATGAGTTGAAAAGACTTGATGACTGGACAGCACCAAACCCTCTCGAAAATGTGAGAGAGTTTAAGATTGCAGAAGTTGAGCTAGCCTGGCTTACAATTGAGGAAGCGACGCGCTTGCTTGAGGAATGCGAGAAAAGCAAAGCAGGTGATTTAACCACAATTGTCAAAATCTGCCTTGCGACCGGCGCAAGATGGGGAGAGGCAGAAGGCTTAACCGGTAAACAGATAAGCCCCGGCAAAATCACTTTTATCAAAACGAAAGGTAAGAAAAACCGTGCGGTTCCAATCAGTGATGAGCTTTACGAGCTGTTACCCAAAAACCGAACTTCTAAACCTCTTTTTACCGGATGTTATTCAGCATTCAGGAGCGCTATAAAGCGCGCGGGTATAGAGCTGCCAGACGGCCAGCTATCGCACGTTCTACGACATACTTTTGCCAGCCATTTTATGATGGGCGGCGGCAATATTCTGGTCTTACAACGCATCCTCGGACATACGGATATCAAAGTAACAATGCGGTATGCTCACTTTGCCCCAGACCATCTAACAGAGGCAGTTGAACTGAACCCATTAAACCTAATTGGTGGCAGCAAAATGGCAGCACAGCGCAGCACTATGCAATATTTTTCGACAATATACGAAATCCTATGCGCTTGAATTTAATGTAAATCATTGTTTTTAATCAAGTATGGTTCGGACTCATAATCGCTTGGTCGCTGGTTCAAGTCCAGCAGGGGCCACCAAATTTTAGCTTTAAAATCAAATAATTAAGCCAATCTAGCGAGTGGCTTTTTTACGCTAGAATCGAGTAATGTCCCCTCACTGTTAACTTCTGCCTCAATATCAAAAATTCCCCTGATACATAGAGGGACTTAACTACAAGATTTATCACTTCTAGCCTTGATGCATCCGTTTACACGCCACACGTTTTTACTGCCTGACTTTAATCGCCCATGCCTGCCTGCTGAATGGCTCCGGTCATCATCGTGTATATCCAGCACGGTAATTTTGTCCATGGCCTTAAACGTCCATGCCTGGCGCTTTTTCCCTGCAATTCCGTTAATCCGCTGGCAATGCCAGAAATCAGAATGTCTGCTGTTGCTTGAAATCCCCCATCAGCTTTTTACGCCCGTCAAATCCGCGACGGCTGCGAGTTTTGGAATTTTTCTTCATGATGCATCAGTTTCTTACTTGATGTACTTGCAGGGACCGGTTTTAACGCAACGTCTATAAAGCATTGCAAATAGAGCAATGCCGTAACGGTCTTGTTCGGACTTATGACATACATCAAAAATAAATTAT